TGGAACTGCATTGCCATCTTGATCAATTTCTTCACCGAGAGAGAATTCACTGAGTTGGGATGGATGCCGCTGCTGGTCTGCATGTTCATGATGGTATATGCAACCACGCTAGTCGGATTGGGTATATTCCTGCTGGCTGCCATCTATGTGGTGGTCATTTGCGTAACGTGGGTGTTCTCACTGGATGTCCCTGACGTGCTGGCGGAGCAAGGAATTGGAGAAGGACTGCTGGGGCTTCTTGACCCCCGCGGGTACCCTGGGGTAGGCATCCAATTCCAGAGAATCACCCTGAATGTCACCCGGTCGCTGGCCTATTTCGGAGTGGTTGAGGAAATGGTTGAATCCGTGAGTTACCTTGACTTGGCCCTTTCTGACGAGAGGTTGAGGTCACGCATCGAGGATTTGGGCCTCGCTTTCCGAGGGTCACTAGGGCCGGAAGCATGGCGAAGTGTCGCAGGTAGCTACACAAGTAGGATGATAGCCTCGTACAAAACCTTCAACTCGGTCGTTGACCGTGATGCTTTCAATGAGGCCATCGCTGATATTAAGAACAAATTCACCCAAGAAAATTTTGGGAGCACAGCATGGGCCGCCTATATCCGGGACAAACTTGAGAGATTGAGCACAGTGGCTGGCTTGGCGACAAGTGTGGCCTTTGAAAAGTGGGCCAACACTGTGGCGTTCGAGAGCCTCCAGCAGGAAGACGGAGCCCTAGAACGCAAAGTGTCAGGGTTTGAAACTAAATGGCCTTTGCGTACAAGGTTTGGAGCAGCTTACTTGAGAGCTCTTGATGGTTTCCGAGCGGGAATCGCGGAGGTGTATGATGACACAATCGTCCAACAGGTGATCGGGCGGCTAAAACCTGTTTCACTCAAAACGCTGCTAAGAGAGGGCATCTCACAGACAACTCGCAGGGAGCTTTCTGCGATGCAGGGATGGCGTGACCGAGGTGTCCCAGACAAGACTCGCAACGATGACTTCAAGTTCCGATTGGAGGCCA